TAATCAATCTAAAGGTGTATCTTATGATATACAGAGTATAACACCTACATTAGAGGCATTTATGGATAGAGTATATGGCTTTGTAGCTACAATACAATTCCAAGAATCAGGTATTTACGATTACTGTAATTTCCCTAAAGTATAAATGAATACAGAGTTTACAGATAAAGCCCTATTAGATTTCGGTGATAGAATTATCGACGAAATGCAAAACCAATTATTCGAAAATAAATCGGTTAATACAGGTGACTTGGCTAGATCTATAACTAAGAATATTGTTAAGAAACAAGATCAGGAAGTATTACAAGTATCATTATTATGGTATGGGGAACTGTTAGAAGATGGAGGACCAGGTAGACGAGCAGGTAGAATGCCTCCTATTCGTCCTATTGAAGGATGGATTAAACGTAAAAAAATACCAGTACCATCAACATTTAAATCACCTAAATCATTTGCATTTGCAATAGCAAAAAGCATAGAAAAACGAGGTGTTAAAAAATATAGCAAAAAACCATTTATAATGGAATCAATTGAAAACGCAGCTGCTAATTTTGGTACAGCAGCTTTAACAGCGGGAATTGAAAAAGACATAATAATAGACATTAATGCTGCAGCTACAGCAAACGGAGCAATAATAACATAACATGAGTGTAAATAGTTTAGATTTAAAATCATCACCATTCGCAGTTAATGCTACGACAAATAATTTACCTTTTGTTGTAACATCTCCTTCTGCATCGGCAGCACAATTCAAATTAGTAACAGATATCTATATTCCTCAAAGATCTACATCACGTTTAACTCGTATTAAAACAGCACCAAGTGCTAGTTTGTGTATGATCGACATAGCATCTATTTGTAGCGATTATTTAACGTATGATACACCAATGTACACAGTAGGTGGCGTTGGTTCATTTACAAATGCTGCACAATTTAAAATTATAATGGGAGAGGAATATGCTGATTCTCCTAGTGGATCTATTGTACAATATAATGGAAATGGACTTGTAGGCGAACCTGCATTTACAGCATCATTTAGTGGTTCAGCAAGTAAATTAGGTACATTAATACCTGCAGTAAACGAATTAAGTAACTTATCTTATGATTGGCCTAGAAATAAATGGTCAATGGTAGATCAAGGTCTTACAACAACTAAAAACACTCCATTTCTAACTAATGATCCTAACTTTACATTAAGTGGAATTATTAATGCTGGAGGTACATCAACTAAAAAAGCACACGATTATGATTGGGAAACTATATCATTAATTACAGATGGTCAATATAATGAAGGTATAAATTTTGTAGATGTTAAATTATACAGTGGATCTGCTGCTACAGTAGTATTCAATAATAGTAATTATTATACAACACAAACATTTACAGCAGGATTAGCACCATTACAACACGTAGGAATTGGTCCTGCAAATATATCAGCATCAGATTCTGTAGCAGCATCATACATTTTAAATGGTGATTGGACACACTTAAGATTTGATTTTGATTTTATATCAGGTGATAATAGAGTAGTTGAGATATATAGAGAAGATTGTTATTATTACGATCAGAATTTAGCTAAAGAATATCCAGATGAAGATGAAACAAGACGAATTAAAGGTAGAACTAGATTCGCATTCATAAACAAATATGGAGTAATGGATTATTACAATGTAAACAATCCAGTAAAAAAAGCAGCTAAAATAACACGTAAAGACTACACGCAACCACAATTACCATGGAATACATTGAGTAGTACTAGTGGCGCTGTATTTGACGCTAATAAACGTGGAAAAGACACATATGCTACTACATACGTTGACACATTTGAGGTAACAACAGATTATTTAGATCAAGAATATGCAGATTGGTTAACTGAACTAATAGAATCACCAAGTGTATTTATACAAAGTGATTCATTAAATAACCAATTAAACCTAAGTAAAACTAATTTCTTTGAGGAACGTGCAGCTATACAAAATGGATTTGTTCCTATAAACATAAAAAACGCTAGTTATACTTGGCGCACCAATAAATTCAAACAAAAATTATATCAATATGATTTGAAATGGGAATTAAGTAACACAGCAGAAACAAGAAGATAATGAGCGTATCAATACTACAAGAACCTACACAGTTAAATACAGTTTATACTAAACTATTATATAGTATAACAACTGAAGATTTTTCATTACCACAATATAAATTTGTTTGTGATATTCTAGATTATAACGGTGATTTAATACAGCGAGTAAAACAACCTGCTAATTCAGCTGGTCATGCTATATTCAATGTTGCCGTACCTATTAGACCACAATTAAAAGTAGATGATACTTTATACATACAAGAACCTACTGCATCAATTGGATATGGAGATAATCCTATAAATTCATACAAACAATTTAAAGTTAAATTTGGTGAAGAATATGGTACATCACCTTCATCATCAGTAATAATATATGATGGAAATGGTGGTGCAGGAAATCCTGCAGTATCAGGTAGTGATTTAGTATTAGGTAGAATGACATGGGAACCATGGAATGAAGGATTCGCATTATCATCATCAGCATCACCAGCATATACTCCATCAGGTACAGGTAGTTTAAACTACTTTGTTTATGAAGCTACAGGTAGCGATTTTATAGATGTTAATTTAGTAGTTAATGGAGCAGTACCAGCAGGTGGTTTTGGAGGTTCAGGATCATTTAGTTGGTCAGGTAGTGATGGATTATATGATTTACAAGTTGTTTCATATGTAGGTGTTCCTTCAGCAAATGCAAGAGCATCATTAGTAGTATATGATATGAGTAATCAACAAACGATTATTGACATATCAGATGTATCAGGTTCAGGTGGAACAAATGAAGTATTAATTACAGCATCATTTACAGGTAGTACAGGTGTAGTATACGGATGTAGAGTAAATGGTATACCAACATCATCATTTAATCCTCCAGCATTTCAATTTGCATATAATAGTAAAATAGGTTCAACAGCACCAGTACAGGTAGGTTCAGGTGCATATCCAGTATTTCCAGGACAATTTCATAACACATCTAATTATGCTACTGATGTAGCATTTGAAGTAGTATCAAACACAACATTTACAACACCGGTAGGACAAGTATTAGAAGTATATCCTACAGAACAAGATTTTAATTTAGGTGAAGTACCATTTATAACACCTCCAGATACAGGTAGTTACGCATCATTTAACTTTAATGCACAAGATGTTAGAATTAACTTTACATCATCAAACCTAAATTATACTGGAGATAATAATTTTAAAGCGATATTAACTAATTGGCCTCAATATCAACGAGAACAATTAACTAATGATCGTATATTTGATAATTTAGCATTACAAGGCAGTAACAGATTTAGAGGTGTATCACAAAACGATTTAGGTATAGTATCATGGTTTAATATATCAGGATCTATATCACCTACTGATACGACAGATAGAGCATACGCAGTACATTTATATTATTTTTCTCCATTATCTAGTTCAATGGAGACAGGACAAATTAATAGTTCTGTTAAATTTACAGGACCAGCATTAACGACATTATCACCATACTTAACGCAACAGGGTAATGGTGCTGATATACCGTTTTGCTCTGGTCCCGTATTACCAGCTAATTTACCTGCTTTAAATACAAGTGTAGAATGGAATTTCTTACAACTAAAATTAAATCAAGGATCTACCAATTGGTGGAAACGAGATGAACCATGTCCTTGGGAAACTAGAAGTAACTTTGCTTTTATTAACAAATGGGGTGTATGGGATTTTATAGGATTAAATACAACAACAAATAAGAATGCTGTAATAAATGAACGTAATGAATTTCAGAAAGTAAATAGCGATTATAATTCAGCAGCATCACTTTATTCACCATACAATAGAGGATTTGAACAATATTATTTAAAACAAAATTACAAATATAAAATATCAACTGATTACATAGCAGGTGTTCATAGTTCATTCTATGGAGATTTTTCGATAGAGAATTTCTATCAAGAATTATTTATATCACCAAATGTAATGCTACAAGTTGAAGATACATTTGTACCTATTAACATAACTAATAGTTCATTTAGATATAAGACAAATAAAAAAGGACAGAAAAAATACCAAGTAGAAATTGAGTATGAGTTTTCTAATAAACCAAGAAGTAGAACATAATGAGAGATTTAGTACTAAGAGTAACATACGAAAACGTAGTAACAGATTTAGATATAGATTCTAATATCCCATTACGTTTAGATATATCAACATTTGATAATTCCAGAATTGGAGTATTATTCGGTGTTGGTTCTCAAACATTTGATTTACCAGGCACAAAGAAAAATAATGTATTCTTTAAAAATGCATTTGATATAGGAGCTACAGATACTCCTGCATTATATGATTTTGTTGGAGCAGCAGTATTATTAGATGGTGATGAGGTACTAGCAGGTAATATGCAATTATTAGAAGTAATAACTAGCCTAGATGGTTATGTTACATACAAAGTTACCGTTGTAGATCAAGCTATACAATTCACAAGTAATTTAGACAGTGAATTCGTCGTTAATGGTGATTTCAGTGCGTTAAACCACAATTTATCCGTAGAATTTATTACGGGTTCATGGTCGTCATCAGCTGATTTAGGTGATTTACCTTTATCAGGTGCTGTTTATTATCCACTTGCTGATTATGGTAATGATGGACAAGAAGAATATTTTATATTAAACCCAAGTGGTTCATTACCTTTCGTACAATTTAGTGGTATTACAAATGCTACAGGTAGTATTGATAATGCAAAAACACCATTACAATTTCAACAATTATTACCAGCAATTAGAGCTAAGGAATTATTAGATGTAATGTGTGATCAAGCAGGATTTACTTATACAAGTTCATTTGCTAATTTAGAAACCGAGGCATTTAAAAATGTTTATGTGTTAGCTAAATCACAAGATAACTTAGGTCCTACATCTGCAGGTGCATCAAATGAACAAGTATCATCTTCATTATCAGGTAATCAAGCAATACCTTCTCAAGGAGGAGGAGCACAATATGAATTAACAATTGAACATTTAGAGACATTTGATCCAAGTTCTAATTTTGCTGATTTCTCTCACAGATATGTTGTACCATTAGCAGGTGCTTATAACGTACAATTTTCAACTGATTTTGATGTTAAAGTAGCATCTACAGGGGCTCAGAAAGCTAAATATAGAACAGGTGTAAAAGTAAGTGATGGTAGTGGTGGATCAGTAAGATATTTTGTAGGTCCTAATTTTTATAGTTCTAATCAACGTGTAGTACAAGATGGAGCATTTACAATACCTAACTTAAATGTAGGTGATACATTAGAAATGATTCTACAATTTGAGAATTTCCAAGGATCTACTGTTGCAGCAACTACAATATATGATTCAGCAGATACATTCTTTAATGTTATAGGAACACCTACGTCATTTGAAAATTCGCCTATTAACATGGCAGAACAATTTGATGGTAATACTAAAACATTAGATTTATTTAAAGGATTTTTAGAGCAATTTAATATGGTTGCTTTTCCAACACCAAATCAAAATCAAAGTATATCAATTGAACCATTTGATACATGGATGTTAGGTGGTAGAGATGTAAATTGGACAGATAAATTTGATACAGCTAAAAGAATATCAATATCAACACCATTAGCAGAACAAAATAAAGAAACATTTATAGGTAATAGTGGTGATAAATCACGATTTGATGTTGTAACACAGGATAACCAACCTAACTTACCATTTGGTACAGTACAATTAGTATCAAACAGTACAGTACCTCAAGGTACAAGAAAAATTCAAACATTCTTTTCACCCGTAGTAATGGGTACAATG